TGCGCAAAGTCGGCATCGTCAAGGCATATTGGGATGACCAAACGAAATTCGAGACATACGACCTATCTGGCCTCGACGACGCAGCTTTATCGGCCCTCGCGGCTGAGAATGACGCGGAAATCGACGTCGTTTCGTCAGAAGCCGTAGGCGAGCCGCAAATTGACCCGATGACAGGTCAAATCATGATGCCGCCAATGGTCCACAGCGTCCGCGTCACCTACACGCACCCCGACGGGCGCGTTAAGGTTGAAGCGGTGCCGCCAGAAGAGTTCTTGATTTCGCGCGAGGCAAAGTCAGTAGAAGACGCCGACTTTGTCGCCCACCGCCGCATCATGACAGTGTCTGAGCTTGTGGCAATGGGCTACGATGAAGATGAAGTCGCTAACATGGCGTCGGCGCAAGACGACATGCAGACAAACGTCGAGCGCTACACGCGAAACAGCGCATTAGTCAACGAGATGAACCAACGCGACGACCCCGCGATGAAAAAGGTGTTGTACGTCGAGTGCTACGTCAAAGTAGACTACGACGGAGACGGCATCGCTGAGTTGCGTAAAATCTGCGTAGCGGGCGACGGCAAGAAGATCCTCATGAACGAGCCATGCGCAATCGTTCCGTTTGCGACGTTCTGCCCAGATCCTGAGCCTCACGACTTCTTCGGCATGTCAGTGGCAGACAGCGTCATGGATATCCAGAAGATTAAGTCGGCAATCATGCGCAACACGCTTGACAGCCTGTCTATGTCCATCCACCCACGCGTCGCGGTAGTCGAGGGACAGGTTAATATGGATGATGTCATGTCGACTGAGGTTGGCGCTATCATACGTCAGAGATCCGCGGGAATGGTGCAGCCAATGGCGATGCCATTCGTCGGCCAACAGGCGTTCCCAGTTTTGCAATACATGGACGAGATCAAAGAGGCCCGCACAGGCATCTCAAAGGCGTCTATGGGCTTGGATGCGGGCGCGCTGCAGTCATCCACCGCCGCAGCCGTAAACGCGACTGTGTCAAGCGCTCAACAGCACATCGAGATGATCGCGCGTATCTTTGCGGAGACAGGCATGAAAGACCTGTACAAGATTATTTTGAAGCTGATCACGATGCACCAAGATCGTCCGCGCATGGTTCGCCTGATGAATGACTTCGTCGAGATGGACCCACGCGTGTGGAACGCGGACATGGACGTCATCGTCAACGTAGCACTTGGACGCGGCACCGACACTGAGCGCATGATGATGTTGCGCCAGATCGGTGAGATGCAGAAAGAGGCAATGGCGACGATGGGTGCGATGAACCCGCTCACCGACATGTCGAAGCTGTCAAACACGCTGAAGGCAATGACGGAGCTTGCGGGCTTTAAGGACACGTCGCAGTTCTGGAGCGATCCAGCGCAATTCCAACCTCCGCCCAAAGATGACAAGCCAGACATCAACGAGCAATTAATCCAAGTCCAGATCCAGCAGATCCAAGCCGACATTCAGAAGAAAGTGGCGGAGCTGCAATTGGAGCGCGAGAAGATGTACATGCTTGATGATCGCGAGCGCGACAAGATGGAGGCGGATCTGTACGTCCAAGCCGAAGAAATGAAAGCTAAGTACGGCACGCAACTCAGCGTCGAAAACATCAAGAAGGAAATCGCGATCAGTCGCGAGGTGATGAAGGCGCAGGCGGACGTAGTCAGAGAGGGAATGCGTGAAGACTAAGCAGCAAATAATTGACGACGGGGAGGCCGCGCGGCGGCTCCTCGAAGACACAGATCTTGCCAGATTTATTGGCGAGATTGAGCAGAATTGTTGGGACGAGTTTAAGCAAACCGACCCCAGCGATCGAGATGGCCGAGAGGCTATTTACGGGAGACTGCGGGGGATGGATGCAGTCGCGTCAACACTCCGTGCAATGAGAGACAACGGGGCTATTGAAAAAAAGAGAAAATAGCCTCATAATAGTGGAGAATTACGATGGCAGATAACAGCAACCCGCAAGGGACTGACCTGTACAGCGCCCAATCAGCAATCAGTGCCATGCTTGCGCCCGAAGAGGACACCGCAGCGACATCTGATGCGAATGACGTCGAGGAGATCCTAGAGGATCAAGAAGGCGTCGAAATGTCTGAGGAAGAATATTCCGAAGACGACCTCGAAGACGAGGTGTACGACGAAGAAGGTGACGACGACCAATCTTTTGATATTATGTCAGCGACAATCGATGTTGATGGCGAAGAGATTACGGTCGAGGAGCTGAAACGCGGACACTTGCGTCAACGAGATTACACCCGCAAGACGCAGGCACTCGCCGAAGAGCGGCAAGCTCTACAAGGTGAATATGCCCAAATCACGCAGGAGCGCGCACAATACGCTCAAATGTTGCCGTTACTGGCACAGAAAATTGAGCAATCTGTGGAACAAGAACCCGACTGGGACACACTGTACGATGCAGACCCCACGATGGCAGCCAAAGCAGAGCGGCAATGGAAAAAGCAGCAAGCAGAGCGTCAAACGCAAATGCAAGCTGTCATGGCCGAACAACAGCGAATGGCTGAATTAGAGTATCAGCGCGGGGAACAATTGAAGGAGCAGTATACGTCGCAGCAACGCGAGATACTTCCAGAGATGATCCCTGAGTGGCGAGACAGCAAAGTTGCGGCTACTGAAGCGCAACAAGTTCGCGATTTCCTTTTGGCCGAAGGTTTAAGCGAATCGCAGATCTCAGAGCTACGCAGCGCCATACTTGTTAAACTTGCGCGGAAAGCCATGCTTTATGATCAAGGATCACGGAACGCCACGGCAGCAAAGCAAAAGCCAAAGGCACCGTCCAAGACGCTAAGAGCAGGGTCGCGCGGTTCGCAACCACAGCCAAAGTCAGCGCGTGTAAAAGTCGCACAGAAAGCGCAGCAAACTGGTCGCGTCGCAGACGCGGCTGAAGCAATTAAAGCCTTGCTATAGGAGCATACAATGGCAATCGTGACAAACACATTCACATCCTTTAACTCAAAGGGCATCCGCGAGGAATTGTCCAATGTTATCAACAACATATCGCCTGAAGAGGTGCCACTGCAATCAAACATCGGCTCGAAAAATGTGTCCAACACATACTTCGAGTGGCAGTCTGACAGCTTGGCAGCGGTTGACAAGACAGCCGTCATTGACGGCGACGACGTCGCATCATTCGACGCCACAGCGGCAACCACACGTTTGGGCAACTACACCCAGATCCTGCGCCGCACAGTCGTAGTTGCTGACAACCTTGCAGCACAAGATGCTGCGGGCCGCAACGACGAATTTGCATACCAAATCGCAAAGCGCGGACGCGAGTTGAAGCGTGACCTAGAAGCTGTATTGACAGACAACAATGCACGCGTAGCGGGTAACTCTTCCACAGCGCGTGAGACAGCGGGCTTGGGTGCGTGGATCGCAACCAATGACGTATTCGGCTCAGGCGGTGCGTCACCAACTGGCGACGGCACTGACGGTCGTACAGATGGCACACAAGCGGACTTCACCGAAACAATGTTGAAGTCAGCAATGCAAGCGGCATACACCGCTGGCGGTCAGCCAACAATCTTGATGGTTGGTCCGTTCAACAAAACCCAAGTATCAGGTTTTGCTGGCATTGCAGCGCAACGCTACCAAGCGCCATCAAACGCGCCAACCACAATCATCGGCGCGGCTGACGTGTACTTGTCAGACTTTGGTCAACTGCAGGTTGTGCCTAATCGCTTCCAACGTGAGCGTGATGCGTTCTTGCTTGACCCAGAATACGCATCCGTTGCGTACCTGCGTCCAATCCAAAAAGTCGACCTTGCAAAAACAGGCGACGCGTCAAAGGCGATGCTAATCGTCGAGGCGGGCTTGGAAGTCGGAACAGAAAGCGCCCACGCAGGCATTTTCGACCTGACAACATCATAATAAAGGCGGGGCGGCTTCGGTCGCCCCATCTACTTGGGGGAATAGATGAAACGAATTTTTAGCCACGACCCACAAAACGGGATCACCAAGTATTGGCACGTCAAAGAAAACGGCGAATACGTCATCGAGACGGTGCAAGACGTAACGGCAATTGCCGACGCAAATAAGCGCCAATATAACGACACGCCCAACAAATACCGCGACGTCAATAAGGTCGCGTCAATCCCGCTGCCGATTTACTACGAGCTGAAGCGAAAAGGCATCGTCGACGATCCAAAGGCTTTAGCAAAATGGCTAAACGATGCAGACAATCGCGTGTTCCGTACTCGCGCAGGTACGCTGTAGATGTATGAACATAAACGTGTTATAAGTGTTTAACACACTAGGGGACCAGTATGGCCATCACAACCTATTCAGAGCTGCAAGCATCAATAGCCAACTGGCTAAACCGCGACGATTTAACAGCCGTCATCCCAGATTTTATTGCTTTAGCGGAGACGCGGATTGCCCGCGACTTGCGCCACTGGAAGCAGGAAAAGCGAGTTATAACCGACGTGGACGAGCGCTACGAGAACCTGCCAAACGATGTTATTGAGATCCGTCAGGTTCAGCACACATCTGGCGGCGTGATTAGCTCAATTTCGTCATTTGACATGGAAAAGCGCCGCGCCGAAAGCGATGCGAGCGGCAAGCCAAAATATATGCGCCTGACTGCGGATCAAATTGAGTTGTACCCGACACCAGACGCAAGTTATAATATATCAATGCTTTACTACGCTCGCATTCCAGCATTAACGGTTGCCGAGCCAGATAACTGGCTACTGCGTGACGCCCCTGACGTGTTGCTGTACGCAGCTTTGGCGCAGTCCGCTCCATACCTTGGGGAAGACGCGCGCATTCAAACTTGGGCGGGCTTATATCAAACGGCGATTGACGCGATGAACGCAGAAAATGAAAAGGGGCGCGTCGCTGGCCCAATTAGCATGGGGATACCTCGATAATGGCAAATACAACTTGGTCGCAAACTGCTGGCATGGTGTCTGACGAGGACGTTGACAACTTAGAAAGCTATTCAGAACAAGCGCTTGCATCGAAAAACGCTGCGGCAATAAGCGAAACCAACGCCGCAAACTCTGCGACATCCGCATCGACATCTGCATCGGCTGCGGCGACAAGTGCATCCACAGCGTCAACTGGCGCGACAACCGCGACAACGAAAGCTGCGGAAGCGTCCACAAGCGCGACCAATGCTGCTACGTCAGCCACATCTGCGTCCACGTCTGCATCGGCAGCATCTACAAGCGCAACGGCTGCGGCAGCGTCTGAGACAGCGGCGGCTGCAAGTGAAACGGCTGCGGCGGCAAGCGAAACAGCAGCGGCAGCGAGTGAGG